ATTTCTGGAGCGTCGACCATGTCTTCGTCTACCATCTCTGCGATTGGTGTCTTTTTTCCACCCTTGGACTCAAGGTCGGCAGTAACCCATTCGCCATCTTCGATGTCTGTAATAACTTCAGCATCTTCCGATTTTGCCTGAATGGCTGTAGCGCCACACTTGCCGCAAACTTTGTCGCCTGCCTTGTAGCCGCACTCTGCGGTTGGCAAATCTTTTGCACACTTTACTGAACCGTCGGGAAGAAGTTCCACTGTTGGGTTATCTGTCATCTTTAGTGACTCCTTGTAATGCATGGTTGATGTCAGACAACCTTGAGGATTTGAACATCCAGCACATGGCTGCATCCGTTTTTCGGATGAAACAACGCACTGGAATTTGTATGAAATTTTCGGTAAACCGTTACTAGCAGTATAGCCCATATAAGTATCCAGCCTTTAATGGTTAATGCCGTAAGTAAACGATTCCATTGCTTTCGTAAGCGCAGATTTAGCCTCTGAACTTACGAACGCAAACTCTATACCATCCATAACGAGCGAAGCGTCAATATTGTGGTATTCAATAATTGGCTGAATATGCGCCTTAATGGCATCAAGTTCTTCCAAAGGTGCACTGATTACACCACTATTATCGTTCTTGACTTCAACAGTTGGCGCAGCGGCGGTAACGACATCTTCAAGTAGTTTCATCGCTTGACGAAGTTTGTCCATGTTGCGGTTACTGATAACCCGCCCAGCCTTTTGCTCAATGTTTTGGTTGACTGTCTTCTCTAGTGCTGAAAGAGCCATCATGACTCCCATTTCAGGACTTGGAGCAACGGTTGGCATTGGCTTCTTGCCGCAACCGCAATCATCTGGCTTACCGTTAGACATCAATGGGTGAGCGAACTCGTTGCCATCTTCGTCGTCTCCGACATGTTCCCAGTTTTCATCTTTGCCGATGTAAGAAACCAATTCTGGCTCTTGGTCAACAAATGTCTTGAGTTCCATGACTGCCTTGGTTTCCCAATCCTCATAACCCATTTTCTGGTAATCGTCATCGTTGTCATCTGCCGACATAAAGCCATCTTCCATGCTCTTGCCTGCGGAACGCAACTTAGACATGCGGTCATTCCACTCACTGTCATTCCACAAAGTGCCGTTCATGCCCTTTTTAATCTTATTGCGGCAGTTTTTCATGCCAGGGTGATGGCATCCTTCATTAGGCCAAAGACCAGTGGTTTCATGATGCAACCAAGCGCAAATATTGTTCAGGGGGTAAAGTTCTGGATGGTCGGCAAGAATTACACGGCAACGACGGAATCCGCCTTCTTTACGCATGATTGGACGCCAGTACCTGAGCAACTTCTCAAGATTTCCACGGCGAGGTCCGTAACCACGGAGAACATCACCAGTAAAACGCTCTTGTGGGATTGCGTCAAGAGGTGCGGCTTTGAGTTCTTCAACTTTTTCTCCACCGCATGCTCCACCACACTGACAAGAACCTGTTTTAGGTTGGATATCTCGTGGAACTACAGGGTTTTCTTCAATTTCGTCGCGGTACTGTTCCTCAAAAGGAGTTTCGGGCTTGTCGTCGTCTTCGTCTTGTTCGGGCTTGTTTTCTTCTTGTGCGACAGGAAGGTAGACGGTTTCTGGCTTCACGCGAACCGCATCACCAAACATGAATTCATCACCATCAAAATGGTAAGAAACACGCATTGTCGTCATTTCGCCATCTTTCATGTGGTCGAAAATGGCAATATTCTTGTCGGCACTGCGCATACGAACGGCTCCGCCGAAACGCGTAGCGATGGCTTTCGGAAGATTTTGTTCGCGTCCAGCCATTGGGTTTACTGCTGGAATGCCACCGTCTTCACCGCGTGGGTAGTCCTCGACATGACCTTTAACTGCACTGATTTCGTCGGTCTTGATAGAAATGGTGCCAGTAAGTTGGTTTGCGCCGTGAAGAACTGGTGAAACTTCGTAAAGTTCTACTTCTTTAAGGACATTTGCCTGACGACTTTGGTCGTAGTCCGCACGGAGAGTTTTATAGCCGATTGACCATTCTTGTTCTTCGCCAAAGAATGAAACATCAGCAAATGCTTGACGACCACGCTCGGATTTGAGGTTGAATTGAACACGAGCGTAAAGACCACCGATGCCAGCACGCTTCATCTTCATTGGAAGGCGTGGGTCGTTTGGTGCAACTTCGTAAATATCAAGGACTTTGCCGATTGGTTCGTTCCAGTTATGTCCCCAGACAACACGAGGCTTACGGCGCTTGAGGCTTTCAGTAAAGGAGCCTGTGGCGCAAATATCGCCTACAGAGTCCTTATTGCCAATGCCAGCAACGAAACACTCAACAATGCCCTGCGCCTCGTCAATGTTAATTTGACCAGGAATGGACTTGTATAGGGTTTCAGAAAAAAGTGCGGTGTCGCTCATAGTGCTCCAAGGGTTCTTCTATACAATAAACCATAAAGAGCACCCAAAATGGGAACAATTGCTATTTTATCCGACCTTTAAGTAAAGTCCTTCGGATAGTTTACTGAAAGTCACCCTACGCGGAGACGGCAACGACAGTTAATTGTCAGTTCAATCGGAGCCAAAGGGTCACCAGGGAACCTAAGACTTGCTCCATCGGTGGCAAAACCTTCATTCAGCCCGATGGTCTTTCCTTGAAGCAAAAGATGAGCACTGCGAACTTTAGAATCCCTACGAGTCATCCATGTCTTAGTTAAATCTGAGTCATTTGCTGCGCTAAGGAAAACTCCAGCATTATGAGCAGTCTGTGCTTCTTGCTCGGCAATAACACGGCGACGACGACCCATTAGGTTTGCAAAGATTGCAGACAAAGCAGCACGGAGCATTCCAGCCCTGTCTTCGTCTTCGCTCATAGCCATCACAATCAACAAAGCGGCAACAATTTCTTCTTTTGTTGTGCCGTTAGCCTTTTTGACACGGTCTGTCTGGTCTTGAATAATGGCGTTAAGTTCTTGCTCATTAACCTCTGAAGGGATGCCATTCTTTTGCGACATGAGGCTTACTGCGTCAATTGCTACAGAGCGGAGAACTGGCATGATGTCTTCTTGGATTTGCTTATCCCAAGAATCGATATCAAAGATTGCGGAAGCATCAATTCCCTTGCCTGCTAAGGCTTTGCGGGCTTTTACACCTGTTGCTTTTTCGAGAACAACACGCTGTTGGCGTTCATAAACACGCTCTAGTGCGCGGTCAAGAATTTCAGTCCATCGGTCACTGTCTTGTTCTGCCTTGGTGTCCCAATCATCGTATTGAGGGATAACTGTTTTTGTTTCCATGTCAAAAGACTCGGCTGAAAGCGTGTTGACTGGTGGTGCAACATTTTCAAGACTTGCGGGCGCTTCAGGAGCGGCTGGCATCTCGGGAGATGTGAGCCCAAGACCAGGAGGACCAGTTGGCAACGCTGCTTCAGCACCTGCTGGAGCAACTGGAGTATCAACAGGTACTTGCTGTTCAGGCTTGAATGCCTTCTCGGTGTTTGCGATTGGAGTCTGGTTCGGGTTCTGTAGGAGGCTGTCTGCAAGTTCGGAATCAACCTTCTTCTTGCCAGTTCCGTCACGATACTCGTTCACGCTGATGAGACCCTGTTGGAACTCGTCCATCAGGTAACGAGCACGCTCCTGCTTTGCGACGATAAGAATAGGGACTTCAGAAGTATCAAAGTCAATGTAGAACTTCTCGTCAAGGTCATCAAGTCCTCGTGCCAATGGCTCAAGGTGAGGAAGCATTGTCTCCATCCAGAAAACACGAAGTTCTTCTGAAGCGTTACTGAATGTACGACCTGCTGCGTTTCCGATAACTGATTCTGGAACACCAAACGAAGCAAGAATTTCTTCCTTAGTGATTTGACGCATCTGCATATATGCAGCATCACGAGGAGATGCGGATGTGTCTACGAAGTCAACACCATCGTCTGAAGAGATGACAGTGGTAGCACCTGCACGACCAATATTTCCACGGAATCTGTTACGCAGTTCATCTTTATCATCATCATCCATTTCACCACGAACAACAAGGAGACCGCCAGGGCGACCGTCGTTAATCAAATAGTTTCTGTTGTACTGCTTGGCAAGGTTTTCGATTTCAATTGCAATGCCAGCAGATTCCATCGGCGTGATTGAAAGATACGGGTCAAGAGGATGTGGGCGACGAATCCAAATAACATCATCAGGCTTGAGAATAATCTTTGTGCCATTTCGCATGTCAACTTCATATCCAGATACGAAAGTCTTGGCATCAGGAATTGGTGCCGTGTGCTGTGGTGGCAAAAGGTGAAGTGCATTGATTGCACCATCACGACCCCGCACCTTTTCAATGAATACACCACGGGTACTCATCAAGAGTTGTGAAGATAGGCGATAGCGGAAGATGAAGGAGTTTTCCCCCATATTTGACTTGGAGTTCAAAATATCCATCAAGGCATGGTTTTTGCCAGTGATTTTTCCAGTAGGGGAGTTATCTTCCCGTAATACCATAGGGAGACGCGCTTGGTTGCCCGCAATTGCGTCAATGCATCGGAACACCCAAGTTACTTTTTGAAGTCCTTCACGGTACGCACGCTCAATGTCCCACGAATCCTTATAAGGCTTGCCTGCAGCGGCAGAGTTAAATGCCACTGGTGCGCCAGCGTTTAAGATGGACTTAGTTTGTAGTCCATCTTGTGCCGACTTGTTATCGAACGAATTCCACGCCATTATTCACGCCCTAATAGGTATCCATAGATACCTGAACACACACCGAAAATAATCAGTCCTATTGATGGTGATATAATCCAACCACCTATTGTATTAGACAAAACGAATGACAGCATCAATACATGAGCAGCATTTGTACGGTTCCAACGGTTCTTCAAAAAATTAAACATTCCCATCTATCCGTACTCTAGCGCAGTCTTAACCCATAGTACAGTACAAAGGACACTACGAAAGCGTTTATATGCCCGATTGGAACAAGGTTTTAGAATATCTACAACCAAAAGAACCTCCTTTTTGCCCCGAGGAACCTTCTATAACTCAAAAAGTATTTTTGCGCACTTACGCAATTGAAGCATTATTTGGTGGCGCTGCTGGTGGTGGTAAGTCGTCCGCTCTTCTAATGTCAGCGATGCAGTATGTAGATGTACCGAACTACTCTGCAATTTTGTTCAGGCGCACTTATGCCGACTTGGCACTCCCTGGTGCTTTGATGGACAGATTCCGTTCTTGGAGTGCAGGCGTAGACGAGATTCATTGGAACGCAAATAGTTATGTGGCGACATTCCCGTCGGGGGCAAGAATCTCATTTGGGTACTTGAACAATACAAATGACTACCTTCGTTATAAAGGTTCTGAATTTCAGTTTATTGGCATGGACGAAGTTACTGAAATCCGTGAATCGGACTATCGTTACATGTTCTCCCGTTTGCGTCGCCCTGCTTCTGGACCGCTATCTCAGGTTCCTCTTCGGATGCGTTCAGCCTCAAACCCAGCACCCAATTGGGTTCGCCAGCGTTTTATCGTAGAAGGACAGTCAACTGGGCGTATTTTTGTGCCCTCAAAACTGACTGACAACCCTGGAATTGACGCAGATTCGTATAGGCAGGCACTTCAGGAACTTGACCCTGTGGAACGCCGTCGGCTTGAGGAGGGCGATTGGTGGTCAACTACCCTCGGAAGCCTCTTTGACCGCACCGATTTTGAGATTATTGACCACACGGAGGTGCCTCAGGTCACATCCGCAGCCCGTGCAGTGAGATTTTGGGACTTGGCAGCCACCGAGCCCCATTCTGGCAATATGAACCCCGACTGGACGGTTGGGACGCTAATGCTATTTGACCAAGGAATCGCCTATGTCATGGATGTCCGTAAAATTAGAGCAAAAGGCGACAAGGTGGAGCAACTTATAGCCCAGACTGCTGCCGAGGATGGTCACATGGTTTCCATCCGAGTTGAGCAGGAACCTGGCTCTTCAGGAAAAGCACTTATTGACCAATATGCCCGTTATGTAGTTCCTGGTTACGACCTAATTGGCATCAGAGCATCTGGAGACAAAGTTACCCGTGCCCGACCATTCGCTGCTGCTGCCGCCAACGGCAATGTGCGTCTCGTAAGAGGACCGTGGATTACTGAATGGCTGGATGAACTTGCTTCGTTCCCTGAAGCGTCAGACCATGACGACCAAGTTGACTCTGCTGTCGGTGCTTTTACATTTTTGGCTGGTTTGGGGTTGCCACAACGCCGCCGTGCAAGTATCATCATCTAAGTAAACCTACTATTCAATCTAGAAATGAGTAAATCATGAACGATGATTCCTTGACCTCCCCATCTATTAATGAAGTTGTTGCCAATGTCATGAAAGCACTTCTTGACCTTGACGAGCAACTCGGCGCGTTCGCAGACAGCAACCCGCATCCCGAAGAACTTGGTTCTGTACTTATTGACCTCCACGCCCTCAAGGCAGGAATGACCGATGTCTACGGCACTTTCACGGCAAAAGCGGTAAGCATTTTTAGGAACCAAAACATTGAAGACCTTGCAATGGGCGCAAGTCAGATTGAAGTGAGAACTGCTTCAGACAGAAAGAAGTGGGAACACGGAAAACTTGCTAACGAAGTTTCTCGTAGATTAATTCAATCAGCAGTTGACATGGACACAGGCGAAGTACTAATGTCCACAGACGAAGTAGTAACGAAACTGCTTGACTATATTCAGCCGTCTTACTGGCGGATTAAAGAACTAGCAAAACTAGGAATAAACGCTGACAACTACTGCGAAGTTGGCGATTACAAAACAAATATCATTATTAGAAAGGCAAAATAATGTCACCTACAAAATACCAAAACCTCTACGAGCCATTTGCTTCGGAAGTTGAAAAAACACTAAGCAAGGGCGGAGCAAGACTTACTTACATTCCCGTAAGCGAAGTTATTACTCGTCTCAATAAAGTCCTTGGAATTGATGCATGGTCATTCAATATCCTTTCTTGTGAGCGTGATGCAATCGACCCTGACTACATTGTTGCTCATGTCCGTTTGATGTGGCATGTAGATGGCACCCGTCCAGATAATGCAATTGTCCGTGATGGATTCGGTGGTCAAAAAATTAAGCGCACTAAGGCTGGCGACATTGTTGACCTTGGCGACGAAATGAAGGGGGCTGTTTCTGATGCACTTAAAAAAGCGGCACAAACACTTGGTGTTGGACTTTATCTTGCTCGTAGCGAAGAGGCACTAGAGGCTGATGTTGAACCAGTACCCGAAGTAGTTATTTCACCAGAAATTGAAGAACTTTGGGGCAACTTTGTTGGACTTTCAAAGAGTCTCAATGCGAATGCAAAGGGAGACCTTAATACTTTCTGGAAGACTCACGCTGGCGAGCGACCAAAACCAACAA